GCTCATGTTCACGCTCATTGACTCAGCAATCATGTTTTCCAGTTCACGATTCATTGAATCGTAAATGCCTTTTCCATATGAGAAGCCGCTCGATGCTGTTGGAGTTTCGGCTCCGCCTTGCTCTTTGACTTTTTTAGGCTTGTCTTCTTTTTTGTCTTTCTTTTCGTCGTACTCAATGTCCTTGGCAACTCGCTTGCCGGCCTTTTCGGCCTTGGCATCTTCTGACCCACGCTTTTTACCGTGGATGCCATCTTTTTTCTTTTCGTCGTACTCGATATCTTTGGTAACTTTCTTGCCGGCTTTCTCAGCACGACTGTCACGACGGTTGGTTGACTCTTCGCCCATGGCCATTTCTTCATCGCCTTCTTGATTCTGCATGTAGTCGTCCACAGCAGTCATCATGCTTTCAATCTTGGCCAACTTGGATTGTACCCATTCTGGCAAGTTGTCGTTGTCGCCTAGAATCTTTTCCAAGGCTTGCGCATGCCGCACCACAGTCTTGATGCTGTCTTTTGCCATGTCGCCTTCTTGATCATATTCGCCTGGATCACGGTCATTTTCTTTTGTCATCAACTTTGAACGACCTGATGGTCCCTTGGCACCCATCTTGCTGCCTGTGCCCGATGGTCGACCACGACCACGCTTTTGTGGTTCAGCGTCAGACGCATCATCAGCACCTACTGAATAACCTTGGTCATCAGTTCTGCGTGTGACTTTGCGGCCTGTGGCAGTTTGTTCAATATCATGTTTGTGTCCACGTGTGACAGATCCAACTTTAGGAGCGTCAACACGAGGACGTTTGTGTGCAGTAAATGCATTATCAGTGCTATCTTCGTCTGTTTCTTGCTTGCCGCCTTTGCGCAACATAGCAAAGTCGTTGGCATCTAGTTTGCCATTTTTGTTCATGTCAATTTTCTTTTGCTTGGGACTCAAAGCACCTTTAATGGCTTCAGCAGCCACATCGCCCAAACGCTCGTCAACTTCTTTTTTGGCGCCAGCAATTTTGTCAGCAAATGTAATCTTGTCTGCTGGAGGAGCCAGTTTGGCAAATGACTTTTGTTTTGGAGTCATTGGAGGAGCACCACCTTCCATTGGGCCGTAATCTTCTTTGGCTTCAGGCTTCTTGCCAGTTTGTGGCACGCCCATCTTGCGTTGCAGGTCTTTACGCATGGCTTCATCATTGCCATGGCCCAGTTTGTTCAACACAGCGCCGCCAACTTTCTTGCCAAGGCTGCTCATCTTCTTGGCAATATCGCCCATGCCTTCTTCGACAGACTTATCGTCATACTTGTCATACTTGTTGCGAATTGGATCTAATGCCTTGCCTTCACGTCCGGCTTTGGCCAATGCTTCCATGCCTTTTTTGCCGTATTTTTCGTAGCCCTTGGCAGCTCTACTCATATCACGCTCGTTCAATTGTTTGTGTGTGGTCTCTGGCTTGTCACGAATGGTATCCAGCTTTTTGTTTAAGTCGTAAAAAAATGTCATTTTAATTATCCTCGTGGGTTACGGCCAGTTGCTGGCTTGGGTTGACGCTTGATATTGGTCATAGGGCTTTTGTTGCCCTGGGGAAGTTGGTTAGTGGTCTTAGCTGGTGGTGTCCGACCACCAGCCACTGTAAAATCACTGCGGTAAGCATTTTTCAACACAGCATGATCGTATGGTCCGGTTGAATAGTCTTTCTTGAGTGCTCGTTGTTCAGCATCAGGAGCAGGATAGTCTGTGTCTGCTAACAAGTCTTTGTTTTCAGATTCAATCCGGTCCATCTCGTCAACAAGTCCATCCACATGTGGTTGTGTTTGCATTACAATAAGATTGGGATCGCCACCTAGCATCTGAAACAATTGTTTGATCTGTGGCTCAATGGCAGGATACTTAAAACTCACATCAAACATTGTCACAGCGTCATTCTGGTTGTTTGGAAAGTCTGTAAGAATTTTTTGTATAGGAGTGGTCTTGGCATCACCCATTCGGGCTGGATCAAATTGGTCCAGTTTTGATTTGAGTTGACGCACAAGATCGTCCGGAATGCGACCGCACATTTTGATACGATAATCGTATGTGCGTTCGCTTTCTGCTAGATATTTGGCAAATGGTTTCATGTCAGGTTCCTGTGATATATTTATTCTTTTTGAGCATTTTGATTCTTACCCAGAATTCTTTCTAGCAATTCATTGCGACTTAACACATGGCCTTGGCCTTGTTGTGCGCCGGCACCTTCTGGGTCTTTGTCTAGTTGCTGTTGATCCAATCGCATCTTTTTCATCTGCAGATCGATCATCTTGAGTTTTTTGTCCAGCTTGGCTGTTTTGGCTGTAATAGCATGGCCCAGCATGTTGCTGGCTACTGAAAATATTTCTGCTGCAAATCTTGAATCCACTTGCATGCCCAATGACATCAACTCATCATAGCTATCGGTTGCTTTTTTAGCCAAATCATCCATTTCCATATCAGTGGCTTCTAACCCTTTCACCATGGGTAACGCTGCATCAATTTTATCTATTGCGTCATTGATTACTGCAAGTTTTTCTCTGTTGTCTGGAATAGAGGGAACAGATGTATCTACTTCTTTTGAAGTGGGAGGTAAGTCAAAAAGTTCTTCTAAACGTTTGGTCATGCCATATTTAGTGGCTATGCTTTACCGTTCTTAAACATATCGTCTTCTGTGATCACTCTGAAAGTCAGGCCTTGATTTCTGCACCATTTGGTAGCAGCGTCCCATTTGGCATAGTTTACAGCTACCACAGCACGGTCTCTGGAATTTTGACCTTCTGTTATGGCGCTTTGGCCTTTGGGTTTGATTTCAATTAACTCCGCTTTGAGTGTGTTGTTGCGAGTTTTGTAAGTGATCAAAAAGTCCGGCACATAAGTGGTCATTTTGCCAGTAAGTGGGTGCAAGTAAGGTATGCGGATGCTTTCACTGGCCCATTGCAATATGTTGTCATTGGTGTCGCAAAAACGCATGAACGAATGTTCCCACCCTGATCTATATCTGGGCATGCCTTGGCCCACATATTTTTTAGTGTTGATAACTTGATAAACGCCTTGTGCCCACGATCTCATTGTAACACTGTTCTGGCAGCATAGAAGTTGGGCACTGGTTGTACATTTACACCCAGCAATGTGGCTCTACTGCGAATATTATTTAGATAGTAGGCCATGTTGATGTTTATAGTCATCAAATTACTGCCTTGAAAGTTATCTAATAATGTTAGTGCTGGAATTCCTGTTTGTTCTGCTACCTGAAACAAACTCACAGTAAAATTGCCTGCTACTCTGGCATCACCCATTTGTTGTTTGAAAAAACTCAACACAATGTCATACTCAGCCGCAGGTACATTGGCTTCATACTTGTAGAACCTGTCAAAGATTCTCACTGTTTGATCAGTGTTGGTGTTAATGTAATTTACTGAACCTGTAGACATTTGTTACTCTCAAGGATAGAATTGTGATCCCGGCAATCCAGCTCTGGTGGCTTGTGCATTAGGAAATACCCATCCATCGGCTCTGTTAATTACTGACCTAACTGCGTTGGGACCATTTTGACCAATAACCTGTTTGCCCAAGGATGTTGCTTCGCTTTCTACAACAGATCGCAAATTCTTTCCTTTGAATGTGTTGTATGTGGCGCCAGCTTTTTGGGCAGCACCAATCAATCCAGCCACTGAACCAGATTCTAAGTCTGCCAGGATACCTTCGCCGGTGCTTAACAAACCACCTTGACCAAAAACGCTGGCAGTAGATCCTGCACGAGCCAATGGGCTTGGTATATTATCATAGTGTGCTGTGTCTGGCCAACGTATGTTAACATCTGGTTTGCCAAGTCCACCATTGAGATATTTAACAGTTTCATAGCGTATGGTCATGCTGTGTTGCATAGTACCATTGCCTTGTGAGTAGTCGTAGGTGTCGTGATTCCAGTTGGTAATCAGCGGATTGATAAGAATATATCTAGCATACTTGTGTTGGTCAAATCCAATGATTTGAATGTCTTTGAAGAATGGTGGTTTACCACTTGCAGTACTGGTGCCATCCATAAAGTTTTCGCCAATATACCCCCAGTCACTAACACTGCCAACACGATTTTGTTCATAAATGTCTCGGCTGTTATAACTAAATCCATTTTGTTTGGTTTGCACTTCGCCCACTGTGCCATAGGATGTGGGTGCATTGCTGATGTATTGCTGTGCTGGATCTTTATAGTAGTAAGAATAATACTGATACCACATTTCACGGATGTTGTCGCCACCGTCGTCATGGAATGTGATGTTTACAGGTTCGTAATTGATTTTGGTTTGAACAATTCTTTTACGATTGTATTGATTTAGTGTAGCAACGTCAATATTATATTTGGGCAAGTCAACAGTTTTTACTGCCAAGCTCATTGTTGAAATTTGTGTAGGGCCAAATATTTTAGAATTGCGCAGTGCTTGTATTTCTTCCACATTCAATGTGAACTGAACGTGAAATAAAAACTTAAATCTGGGTTTAAGTTCGTAGGCATTAGTGCGAAAAGTTTTACTTGCGTGAGTGTAATCACGCAAGCTGTTTGTCGCAGTAAAACCTTGAAGGAAGTCTTGGCCGAAGCTAGACATTAATTATGCCTTAAGGCCCTGTGCCAATACCTGTAACAACATCGTTCACAGTACGGCCAATAACAGCACCAATACCGCCACCACCTTGATTGCCTTGGTTAGCGTTGTCATAAGAAATATTCATGGTGATTGACACAGCTTCGTTAGTACCATAAGCCATTGGACCATAGTCAGCACTCACAATGTAGCAACCATACAGTTCCCATGACTCAAGCACCACTGGTTCGTTAGCACCGTTGCCACCATCCAGCATCTCCAACTTGGTCAAGAACTTGTAGTCGATACCGGATGCAGCTGAACTCATTTCCAAGAAGTCCATTTGTTTCTGGATCTGTTCGCCAATCAACTTACTCACGTTGCCTGATGCATCATCGCGAATCTCAACAGCAACATCTGCCCAGCTATGACGACCGGCCAACTTCAATGTTGAGTTATAAATTGGCAATGTGATTGGTTCAAACGTCAAGTTAGGTCGAGCAAAGCTCACTACCTGCTTGGTTAACTCTGTAGTTGGTGTTGAAACTCCCAAATTCTCAAACATCACTCTAAAGCGATATCTAAGTTTTGGCATTAACAGACCTTGGGTGCTTGCTGATTGATCGCTTGCAAGCGGTACTGTCATTTTGTTTAATGATGAACTTGGCATTGTATGTATCTCCTAGTTTTATTTATCTTAGACTTGAGGTCAAAAAATAGGGTCCAAAGACCCTATTTTTATAGTCCTGCGGCTATGTCTCCAGTGTTCTTGATACGCAGAGGAATGTAGATGAACTCCACAGCCTTGACTGGTTCAATCGCAATATCAACCCACAATTCGTTGCGGTCAATACGAGCTGGTGTGTTATTGCTCAAGTCGCAAACAACCAAGTAGTCATAGATAGCACGTTTAGCAATTAAATCAACCATCAAGCTGTTGCAAGTGTTGGTGATTTCATTACGTGTGATCTGATCGTTAGGTTC